TTGTAGTTTTATAAGAAAATTTTGCATATGATTTCGTTCTAGTAAAATCACGTATAGGGGAAATCCCATACCTATAGAGTACTAGAGTTTTGTTAGAAAAAGGTGCGTTAATTTTCCATGTATGAAGATTAAAGATTTAACCCTCTTGTTTGTTTATTTCAATGATTTTTCTTAACGGCGAGCCGTTAATGTGTCCGTTTTACACGGAAGCAACTAAATTATGCTTCAGGTGTTGGAAACGTGAAATTGATTTCAAGTCATTGAAATCTCATTGGATAAACTCGCAAAAGCGAGGTCATTAACGACATATATGAAAACTAAAGATTAGAAAGATATATAAGCCTTAAAAGAAAAACACTCAAAAATATTGTATGATTAGTATAATATAAAAAATAAAAGTGAAATAAAATGGTTTATTTTAGTGATGGTTTGGCGACAACCCAGGCATCTGGTGCTGCACTATCTGGAGTACCAGGGTCCCTTGTTTGTCCTACGACAATAGGGGCTCCTATGAATGTACCGATATGTGTCTCGTCTGCAAAAGCGACGTGAACTTCGATATCCCATTCATGTTGTTCAGGCATATCACTCAAGAAGCAAGCTACCAAACAAAAGTTGTCATCAAAAATATTATCATAGGTGGGCTCATTGTCTCCTGAATGTGAAATGAGACGTGTAGCCGATTGTGATAAAAATGGCACCTGTAATTCAGCTGTTTGTGTTGCGCTGAAATAAGCTCGTGGTGCTATCGAGCCTAGCATTTTCGGATTAATATTTGGCAATGTATCTGCTATATTATTGCCAAGCAGAGCAGAATCTCTAAAAGTATCACCTAAGAACATTACAAAACCATGCCAGTCATTATCAGCGCCACCTTCACCTTGCACTTTTCTGACACGTACTTTAAAGTTTAATCCACCTCTAAAGTTTCTATACATTGTTGCAATTCGGAAGAATGGTGTTTGATCTTCCAAGTCTCCCGGGCACAATCCTTCCCATTTCGGAAAACGTACATAGTACGGTGATTGTGATTCTGGTTGGTACCTGAATTTTACCCACGGGACATACCTCTTACACAATTGAAGCATGTCAGTATACTTCTCTCCAAAGTGTGGCACTTTCGGGTCTTTTGTAATGCAACGTGATGGAGCCAATATTATAGCACCCTCCTCTGTAAACTTCGAGCTGGAGTTCATAGAAAAAGGTATTGTCTGCTTGCTGGTTCGTATTTTTGGTTTGGGAGCGGTACTAGTTGCGCCACTCTGTTTTCTGACCAAACGCGGGGCTACGAGTTCCCTTTGTACATCAGTCCAAGTAGTAGTTCCTGGACGTGGTATCTTAAATTGTGCTCCTACAACGGACACAAAAACTTTGATAGCCACTGAAGTTGATGAGCCTTCTACAGCCAACAATTCGTTAAACACCTTACAATGGAATTGACCATATGTATCGTCATTAACGAGATCTATCCAACCTTTGTAAAATGTGGTTGGAATATTGAAATCAAGTGTCGTTCCTCCAGCTGGATTGAGAAAGGCACTCTGCACGGATGCTAACCGAGCTGCACTGTATGTTTGCGTATAATAAGCTTTGGAGCGTTGTGATGGAACATAAGCTACTATGGCATTGCCTTGATGAAAACGTGAACCTGTAAGTTGCACTCTAAAAATTATATTGTCACATCTAAAGTTCATGAAACGTTGAAATGGAATAGCGGCATTCGGATTGTTTAAACAATCTTTCAAGACGTCGAGAGTGAATATAGAAGTATTCACAGCATCTCCGATTTTCCAGTTGTAAGTTCCAACTAAATTAAAACGTGCCAACATGTTATCAAGACTCCACGGTAGCTCTCCTAAATGTAATTGAGCGCGAATTCCTTTTGAATCTACAGGAGCTTGTACTTGCATTATAGGTACAGGTTGAACTTGTTCTGCTAGTCCAACACCCTCTTTAACTTCCAAGTCGGGAACGGCTGAATCTAAACCATCGCCCTCCTCTTCTTGTTCACCAAGATTTTCGGGTATCTTCGCTTCTCCTGACTGGCGCACTACTTTTCTTACTCTTCCGGAAGTAGTGAGTTCCGTTGGAACAATTGACTGTCCCATTATCCCAGCGTAGTTAAGTTCGAAATCTACACCTCCAGCTATAAACATATTAACTGTCACCTCCGGCACAACTGTAGATGGCGCTTTAAGTGGTGCAGCAACCCTAACTGCCAAAGTCCCAGTGAAGTAGTCAGTGAATTTCTCCACGCCATCAGCCCTAATGTCGGCTAACTTTCCTCCTCTGTAGACTCTCTTCCATACAACATCACTCTCAAAGGGTACCACAACTTGAAACTCATTACCTGTATTCCTCAGGGAATAGGAAGTCATATATTGGGAAGCTGCAGCGTTGAGATCAACTGGTACGTCCTTGACACAAGGATGGTTTTCTATGTCTATGCGACCTTCATGGAACGAAGATGCTATGATCTGGAAGATATAGCGAATTCCGCCTCTCCAATATTGGAAGAAATTTGAGGTGTAACTCAACAGACTTAGATCTTGCGGTACCGTGAAGTCGGGCCCATCAAAGAAGTCATCTAAAGGTCCTACCTTGACAGCAGTCAGAAGGGTTCCAGTATCATCAGATGTTCTCCACTTAAAAGATCCCAGGAAGGTGGGTCTACTGATCAATGAGCGAATTGTTGTTTCAGGACGGTGCGTTCCAAAATGCTCTGCGTCGCACAATTGTTGTGCTGACGGGTCTAGAGTCAACTTCTCTAAACACTCTATGTTACGACTATTACTGAAGTATTGCTGATCTTTTCTCACATAGGGGAGAGGATTGACTGGATCAGCAGGCTTGTCTAGAATTGCTCCTAAAACGTCACCCACAATTTCTTCAGGCATAAATGAACTGATAAGATTATCAGCTTCTTTACCTATGCTAGTAAAGAATGATTGTTTAATTACTTGTCTAAACATGACTTGGCGCTCGCCGTCAACTTGTTCTTCAGTAAGGAACGGTTGGTAGAATGAGTCCTCTTTTTCATGGTTACCCATGACACGAAATGCACTTACAGTGCGTGTGAAACCAAAATCATTTGTGTCAGAATTGACATAGCCAAAGGTGAAATACTCAACGAATAAAGGATCAAAAGTTATCAGATTGTAATTAGGTTTGCGAGATATAATCTTCTCCCGGAGGTTATTGAAATACTCCTTTCCTGAGAAAAATGCGTTGCGTAATACAGTATTGCAATTGTCTTCGCAAGCCTTATCATGATCATCACACTTACGGATCCAGTTCAAAGTTTCAAGGTTTGCTTCTTCATCCATTTGTGCCACGTAGAAGCCCCGTAGCTTTCCAGTATTATTCTTCAAAAACATGCAACTTGTTACTGGTATACAAGTTTGCAGCATTGCGTTCTTGTGGGCAGGAGTGTAACCCATTTGATGTTCGGCTAGAACAGCAGCAACAGAGAGTTGGTTGAACCACTGCAATGCAGTTCTCTCGGTAGCAACCCAGTTATCATCACCATATATTGCAGTGCGAACCCACATTCTATAATAGTACATACTATTATATTTGGCGGGCATTACAAGGCACCAAACACATCTCAGATAAGCTTCAGAGACCCAACTGTTGATGATAGCTGTCAAGTCAACTCCTGAACACATACCTCCATTCTGATAGAAAACCAAATCTCTCACTTGATGGGCACAATATGAAACCTCGTGAAGCAAGGCAACTCTCTCCTTATGATTCTTTTTATCATAGAATTTGTCCAAGACAATGATAAATCGTTGTACTATCTGAGCCATCAGAGTTCCATCGAATTTCTCAAAGTCTCCGTCAAACCCTTGTTCACCTACCTCGAGCAGTCTCTTAACAAGCCTATGCCACTCGAGTGATCCTCTGTTGATACCCACAGCGGAAAAAGTTTTAATTCGACACTGATACCAATGGGCGGCAAATGTCAAATTATACTTGCGTGAACACATGATATAATCAACGGGAGCAACAGTGAAAACGCGCGTTTTACCTGCTCTCACTTTAGCTATTGGCCTTCTCTCATCTTTCAATGTATCAATCCAAGGACGCCCAGGTGTTCGGAGTCCTTTCTTTAAGTTAGCATCTCGCTCTTCAAGGAGTTCTTTCAACTGAGTATTAGCGATAACATACCTATCATTCTCTAGCGTGAAAAGCTTGCGCTTCTCTCCTTTCA